AAAACCGGGTAGGTACCCTTCTGATTCCGACAGGTTTTCGTGTCATTTAATTGAGGAAGAATCCCAAAAGAAACCTCACACCGGGCGTACCGGCTGACTAAAATAATCGGAACCAGGCACGAACCCAGTAATAAATTTTACAACATATTTTAAATTAAACAAAAAAAAACCCACATATTTACAAAAATTGCAATTACAATCGCAAAAATGTAATAAAGCGTTTTTTCAAAATGGCAAGAAAAATGCTTGTATGGCAAGCGAACCAAAAACAAAAAGAAAACAAATATGGCATAAACAAAAACAAAAACCAAAATGTTTAAACTTTTATAGTCCAGAACCTCGTCTGGAATGGATGATGCTTTTCAAAGCAAAGCGAAGCTTTTGACGGGGCTACTGGCGTCACTTCACCCCTGGGAGTTTTTCCAGGCTTACTCCCAACCTTCTACGTCTCTATCCGTACAGTTTGTTCACCGAAACCCAATAAAACATTGGAACTCCGATAAACCACTGTACATCAAAATCTTCTGCCGCGGCTACATACGTTCCCGTCCAAGTTTTTGTATGGTATACTTGGGGTCTGATGACTCTCCCCAGCTGTGTGTTAGTATAGGAACTTGAGACATTCAAAGCTGCTTCCGTAACTCCACTCCAATACGTTCGCGGAGTTGGTAAATAAAGAGTATTAGCGCAATAGGGCAAACGCACCATGCTCAAACACAATTTTACGCGTCCAGGACAACTATGAGCAACATAGTCCCATGCAGCTGGAGAACCAGCACTTCCAAAACGAAAACCACTAGTCCAAAGCCCCCCAATCGCATTCAAAGGTGAAGCCACATTGAAGAGACAAATCGACGTACGGTACCAACGGAACATTTCAGCAATCTGTGGGTATAGTCCAAAAGGCATTTCAACTACATACCCAATCATCAAAGCCCCATTTTTTCTTTCAGACTTGAAATACCCCGGGCACCATGGAGAAAAGAAAACTTCCGCACTAGTCGGCCTCGCCTCTGTCAACAAATGTCGTTTTGCAATATGTCCCAACGTTAGAGGGATGTCATTCATAGCCCATTCTCTCGTTCTATCACTTTCCTTCACAAGGGGCAACTCTTCTCCTTCAGCGGTGTTGGTAACATCATATGTTCCCATGCCAACAAAGGTGCATTTCGCATAAGCCACATCACCACTAACCCCAATAGCTGGCCCACTCACCTGCATGTCAGGGAACCCCGCAAACACAGCTAAATAAATGGGGCGAGACTCAGTTACTTCTGGTGAAACAATATCAGTCAGTTGTTTGATGTTCACAATACACAATGGTCTGCTGTCTTCGGTATCAATCCATGGTGTTTCACGCAAGAATGGAATCTCAAGGTCGACTTCAGTGTCTCCTTGAACATCAACAATCTTTGTCGGACAGTAAGACATTGCCTGGCTGTATGTATTAGAATTGCTGGAGTAAGAAAGAGACACAGAGAACCGCGAGCAAACAAAAGTTGATGAAAAGAACCGAATCCCGACTCTAGCTCTGCATCGAAAATATTTGAAGCGTCCATCTACAAAAGCACCAGCAGGAAAACCTACTGCAGGAGACGGATAATCACTCGCGGCTTTTGACACATTCAAAGACCAACGAGGATCAATACTCAAATCCACATTCAACCGGGCTGATGTTGTAGTTGTCAAAGTTCCCATGAAGGCTGTTCTCTCACTAATTGACGCAATAGTATGTTCCAATTTACTTTGCGAATCAGGTAGCAACGTGTTAGCTGAAAAAGTAAACCCCATCGATGGATCAGTCCCGGCAGAAGCCATAATGTTCGGTACAATAGGCGCTAGTGGTTTTACTTGGTTATCCGAAGGTGGTCTACTTAAACCAATTGCTGCCAATGCAGACGTGAAAGGGGCCAGGACAGATGTAGCTTGTTTTGCGACGTTTCCAATCACTTTTCCAACTGACGCAACACTACGCAAGACAACAGATTCTGGATTCTCATTCTGCTCTACTTCTCCCTCAACAACACATCCCATGTTTTTATTCTTAAGGTGGTTAATCATTTGAAAATGTCGAAAACCATCCAAATGTTGCTGTAAAGCAGTAGAATCTACACAATTGACTTTACAAATTGGACAAGAGAAACGACTCGCTTCAAATTTAACCCGCTTTCCATGTCTCTTTCCGGCTTTGTGTGCCTCCATTTGTTTGTCAGAAGTTACTCCAACGTTGCACACCTCACAATACAATGGAGTTGGGCTTGGTTTCACAAAACCGCAGACAACGTGACATACTTCCTCATCGCCTTCAACAACGTTATGAACACGAATTCCGAACTCCCAGAGATCAGGTTTTACTGGTTGTGGAATACCAACCTGCAGAGCCGGATTGGGCAAGATAGGCTGCGCAGGCGTTGAAATGGTCACAGAAGAATCATCAACGTAACCACAACCTCTCACGTCACACAAATTTGCAAAAACCACCACACTCGCTGGATCAATATCCCCCGGTCCAATATCTGTCAAAGCGTAGATGTCCAGTACCCCAAAATTGTAGCGCGGAGTACACATGTCCGCCGTTGGGACAAATTGATACGGCAAGCACCAAGGCACATGAATTGAAGTTGTTGTGTTCCCAGTGATGGAAATATACGTGGGCGTTGTGGTCGAAGCAGTAGTTACATGGTCGTAAGCTGAATAACCTGTCGCCAAGTGAAGCGGATTTGTTGATTCTGGCAATGTGTAACTAAGCGGTCGGAGGGTAGTATTATATGCTGCCAAACCTGCGAGGTAATTTGGCTTCCACACAGCCATCAAAAGGCCATAGTGAAATTTCGTTGCCACAACCCGAATTTGAATGTTCAAGGAATACCTGACATATACCGCAGTGGCTAGTTTTGATGCAACATATCCATTTCGGGCAAGCTTCCCAACAACATCATACCGCTTTATTGGAAACATGTTGAGAGTCACGCTACTCAATGAAAACGTGTCCACAAACAATGGTCTTTCCACCATGTTCAAGTACTGTGTCGGCAGTTCAAATGGCAAGTCTAGCGGTTGTGCACTAACTGTCGTCGTAGTGTCTAACTGATCTCGCTTCCCCAAATCATGGAAACGTGTCAATCCGAACTCCGATGTCAACAATTGATCACTCAAAACCGTCACCTCTTGCGATCCCTGTGGCATTTGATCCGGACCTTCATCGCCTTCCACCATATTGTTCTTCATCAAACAATTAACAAACTCCGCCGCATAAGGCTGTGTCAACATCTTCTGAAGAGCAAAATCATAAGATGGAGTACTTGGAGATGGGATTTTCTGTTCTGCCAAATATTCCTTCATCTTTCCAACAACAGAATCATATTCCCTCTTTGAATGGTGGACTAGCTCTTCAATTATCGTGTCAAAGATGCGTTTTCTCAGTGTACTCCTCGTTTCCAACTTCACTGCATTTGAAGTTCTGTACCATTGCATTTGGTCATATAGCAATTCAGTATCCATTGGGGCATACCATCTCAAGCCTCGTTTTACAAATGCTCGTTTTAGGAACCGGAGGTCGACCATAGTGGTGAATTCTTGATCAACCTCACGTTTATCTGCAGTTGTATACTTCAACCCAAATTCTTTCAACCAAGCTGCAAGTGTTTTTTGATTTACTCCATTTTCTGGATCACCAACTGTCACAACATGATCATCACCCAAAACTTTCATACTGTATTGCATTCGTTGGAAACTCAATTCATTTACTGCCGTCGCCAAGATCAAACAATTTGCCAAGGAATTGAAAATAGCAGTCAAATATGATCCGGACGACATACCACGAAAACTCTGATAAACTAGTCTACCGTTCAAATGAATTGGACACATCACTGACTGAATCAAAGCCCGACGCAGATCTTCATTCCCATCTTGATACCATTCATTAGCCATTTCGGTAACCGCCGCCATCAATTCAAAACCAACCAAGCGATCCCAACCACTGTAGTCTCCAGCAATGGCTTTTCTTTCAGGTAGGTGCAAATACTCTACCATCTTCTGCCATTCATCAGGATGTATTTGAGTACCGACAGCGACTGGTCCCACATTGTGTAGATCTTGGACATGAGAAACATAAGCTCCAAAAACCATTTTCGTGACAATGTTAACGTGAATCGGGAATATGGTGAAAATTCGCGTATCAGCCTTCTTCACTTTGTCCAAGGGCCTTCTTTCATCTTTCAGAGTGTCAACCACCACAACTTCAACAGGTCCCTGTCTCAACTGTTCCATTAACGCGTCGACCCCCATTCTCAACTCAGGTGAAATGCTTGGCGGTTCCAAAGAAAAAAGGTCTGATCGTCGATAATCCAAACACCAAGGATAACCGATTCCTCCAGAAAACGAGAAAGAATTTAGTTTTCCTGGTATGCCAAAAACACTCTCTTCGAGCGTCAAAATTCTTCTGCAGCCTGACCAATTGGACTCTCGATCATATGCGGCAGTGACCATCTCAATAGCATACTGGAGTCTATCACGCGAAATAGCTGTTGTCCGACCAACATGCTTCAACAAGGCTTTCACGCTAGGTATTATTTTTGTCCCATCAACCTCTGTCTTTCTCAAAACAGCTGGAGCTGTTAAAGGTGGTGTTATCCCAACAAATTCAGAATTTCTCAATTTTGTTGATCGCATGTGAAAGGGTATGGGCTGCGTTTCTTCCAACTGGCCAATCACGACGTTACCATTATCCTCAGAGGGTAAAACCACCTCAACGTCACCATGTGTATGGTTGATCAAAGCCGGCACAGCACTCGACCGTCCCAAGGCCGTCAAAATATCGTCCATCATGTCTCTTGTTAACGGCGTCGCAGCTTTTCGCACTTGGCCAAACGATGAAACGTGAAAACCACCAAGCCACACAGTATTGGCACCTTCCAAAATCAATACAGCACCACAATCTCCCTTTGTCACTGCTGAATCGTAAACATATACTCCTTCAATATACCACGTAGCAGTCTGCGACTCATTAGAGGTGGACATGGTATTTGGATCCAAAATGATCTCACTAGCTGGAAAATCAGTTACCATCATCTTAGTTCTTGAAGTGTCGACAAACCTTCGCCCAACCAGCTTTCCCCATTGCGCTTCACGTTGTTCATTTTTTTGGAAAAATCTCAACAAGCTGGGAAATCGTGGCACAGTTATCAAATTTTTTGACAAGTCGATCGCCACAAGATGCAGTTCATCACAAACTACTATACGCTTTGTTTCGACATCCCCCATGTAAACTGCTATTTGACCAATGCCATCAATGTTGAGAACCAAGTTATCTGTTCTCAAATCAAGAAACGCATGCAAAGGAACCACAAGAACATGTTCCGTTAAAAAAAACCCGTTCATCGCTGCTCTGCCTGCTTTCACTCTTACTATGTTGCGTGCCAACAAACTTTCCATCAACTCTTGTCGGGTTGTTGCTTCACCTTCAACACTTGCAGATGGATCCAAAGCGGACAGAACTCGCATAGCATATCTCCTCTTTCGGCGAAGTTGATTTCTTTCAGCATCATAGGACTTTCTCTTGACCTCAGCATAACTTCCACTTACTATGGGCAAACCACCTTGTACAACATCACCACAAAATTTCTTCCTCATCAGCTTATAAACCCCATAAAAGCTGACAACGGTACCCAATGCTGCCAAAATCACTTTGAAAATTCGCTCCTTTACGAAATAGGTGGAACACTGTCGCACCACCCAATCATGAACAGAACCTCTCATCTTTATCAACACATAGCCTTTGACACTTCTGATCACACATTTCACTGCTTTCCACAGCGCTCGTCCGCTCAAACAAAGCGACAAAACTGCGGCGAGGGTCGGCAAAATTGCACCAACAGTGTAATGGCATTCATCAGTATCATGCTGTTCCTCTTCTCCTTCAACTTCATTGACGTCAACTTCAAGGCCCAATTCAGACCGTATTTGTTTGAGCATCATTACATCTTCATTGATTGTTTCCAAAGTTTGAGATGATTGTCGAGCTTCGATCCACCCACGCGTGAACGCCTTCACAAACTCATACCAATTGTAGCGACCATTCGGCAGTCTTCCTCCAGTTACTTCAAATTGCATAGCTGTTTTGTCAAACGCTGTTTTTTCCGTTTCAGCTCGTGTAACTCGAACCATTACGTCAAAACGTCTAGTTAAAGCTTCAACTTCTTCCAAAACTCCATTCAGATGAAAATCCCATGTAGTAGGTTCAACATTAGATGTTACGGCAAGATGTTCTGAAGCAAAATACAGGACACCTTTAGATGTCACCTCCGCGGCATTCAACGGGCAACAAGATTCATCTGCCATGGTCATAATATTGTTGACCTGAACTTGTCGGTCAACTTTATTCTTCAACTGTAGGAAATCTTGTAAGTCGACAACTTTTTGATACGAATACGTATCAAAATATGGAGTAGCAACATTGATTGTGTATCGATCTTGTGATGGTAAGTACGGAACATCCGGTGTTACAATTCCATAAACGTCTGCGTAAAAATGGTTAATCATTGTCGTCTTTCCTTGTTTGGGTGGACCATAAAAAAGGACAGTCCATGGTTTCAATTTTCCTTCCGAACCCACAAAAGAAGCCAAACTACCACTCAAAATTCTTTCGACTATTTTCAACCTCTCACTGATTCTTCGTTGGTTTACAACCTCAGATGGATCAGTCTCAATCATGGCCAACAGCCGTTTTCCCTCGCGCAACAATTCATAGAGTTCTCTCCTTTTTTGCAAACTTTTCGACAACTCTGACCGTTCGGTCGTGAATGCCCCACTCCGGTCATATACAACCTGGTGTTCATCCACTTTAGAAATCCACTTTTGCAACTGCCGGGGAATGTCATAAAACCACTCTTGATACTTTGAACGAATCCACTTTACCAAAGACTCGATCAACTTTACCAGTTTCTCAAAAGAGGTCGTAGTGGTATTAAAATCAGCACAAGCTTTCGTAACTGATTTTCTTGACCATTCCCCATACCGAAAAATTGGAAATGTTTTTCCCAACCATTTAACAAGGGAATTCCAATAGGTGTCAAGTTCATCTTCATCGTCTCCATGAACCAAATTGACCACTCTTGAGGAGAATCCAACAAAACTTTTACCAACGGCATAAAATCCATATAAGGCTTCTATTAAATAGACGACAGCAAGCACTTTATTCACCTTGGTACCAAAAAGACTCCGTACTGTTGGCGATCCAAAAGCGAGCAACTCTCGCTGTCTCCGTTCGGGGGAATCATTTTCAACAATCATTTGCGCATATTTTGTCAACAACGCTCGTGTTTGCTTATTCATCTTCACCCCAAGGTATTCTGCGACATTCTGAATTACACTAGACAAGTGATCAGTCAAAACGTCACGCAAGCTAACAAGGGCCTGTATTGCTTTTGGTCCTTGTTCAGCAATAAATTCAAAAATTTGATCTTGTTTTGTTTCAAAATCGAGATTGGAAGTAGTAGTAATAGTGTCAAAATTCATGCTTTTCAGGATGCTAGTGACGCTACAATTGTACTGCCAAAAATAATTTTTTATTTTTGTCTTGATATTACTCAAAACTATAAAGGTTACCTCAGTA